GTATCCGATACTGCTCTAGTAATACCTAGAGTTGATTGGATAGATCCTACTAAAACAACTGGTGGAGTAGGACGTACATACTCTATGTACAAACCTGATTATGCACCAACAAAAACTACTGCAAACGGTTCTTCTAGACTGTATGACAGTAATTTCTACGTTATGAACTCGGACTTTAATGTCTATAAGTGTCTTTATAATGGTCAAAGTCCTGAGTATCCTAGAGGACGCCCTTCTTTAGTAGAACCAACAGGAACATCGACAACAATTATTGAAACATCAGATTCACCTGGCGTATATTCATATAGATGGAAATATCTTTATACTATTGACGCTGACAATATCCTAAAATTTGTTACTACAGAATTTATTCCTGTATTATCAAACTCATTAGTGCAATCTGCTGCTAACGCAGGATCTGTTGATACAGTTGTTATTGAGAATGCAGGATCTGGTTATAATAATGGAACATTTACTAATGTTCCTATTCGTGGTGACTATAATATTAATGGTGGAACACAAGCAGCATGCACAGTTACTGTTGTATCAGGTTCTATCTCATCAGTGACAATTACAACAGCGGGTTCTGGATATAGTTTTGCATCTATTGATGTTAGTCTTATTCCTAATATTGGTAATGGTGTTAATGCTGATCTTGATGTCATCCTTCCTCCTAACGGTGGACATGGTTTTGATTCTGTAAGAGAGTTAGGTGCTTATCGTCTTATGTTTGCTAGTAAGTTAGAAACTACCAGTGCATTTGTTGATTTTCCTAATGACTTAACATACAGAAGAGTTGGTCTTGTACTAAACCCTACTGATTATAATACTACAACAATTTGTAGTCAAAATACTAGATCTGCTGTAAAAGCAATGATGTTCCCACAATCAGGTGCAGGAACACCTAGTGGTAATTTTGTAGCTGGTGAAACTATTACACAAACAACTACAAATGCAAAAGGATTAGTTGTATCATATGATTCAACAACAAAAGTATTGAAGTATTATCAAGACCAAACTGATGGTACTGTAAATGGTAATGTAATTGCGTTTGCGGGTAATAATCAGATTACTGGATCCGCAAGTTCTTATACTGCAACTCCAGATCAAACGTTTGGAACATCATCCGTTCCACTAACTCAGATAACTATTGGTGTATCTGTTTATGAATTAGGTTTATCATTCGTCACTGGTTATGCCAATGAAGAAATTGAGTTAAACTCAGGTGAAATTTTATACCTAGATAATAGGATCCCGATCACTCGTTCGGCAGACCAAAACGAAGAGCTAAAAGTAGTAATTGAATTCTAAATGGCACAGAATACGAACCTCAATATAGCTCCTTACTTCGACGATTTCGATAAAAGTAAAGGGTTTCTGAAAGTATTATTTAAACCTGGCTTCCCTGTACAAGCTAGGGAACTTACTACGCTGCAAACTTTATTGCAAGATCAGATAGACACATTTGGACAAGGTGTTTATAAAGAAGGTTCTATGGTGGTGCCAGGTGGTATTACGTTGAACAAGGATGTGCCATGTATCTTGATTCAAAACAACTACCTTAACTTAGACGTAGAAAACTACAGAACTGCAATAGATGGTAAGATTATCAAAGGATCAACCTCTGGTGTACGTGCTCGTGTTCTATTCTCAATAAGTTCTACTACATCTACAAGCAATAATATAACATTCTATCTAAATTACTTACAAAAAGCAGAAGATAATACAACAAGCACATTTACAGACGGAGAAACCTTTACTTGTGAGAGTGATATTACATATGCATCTACAACTATTGCATCTGGAACACCACTCGCTCAATTATTAAACTCATCTTCTACATCTAGAGGTTCTACAGCTAGTGTAGGTGCAGGAGTATTCTTTACAAGAGGGTATTTTGTCAACGTTGCAGAGCAAACAGTCATATTAGACCAGTATGGAACAGATCCATCATACAAAGTAGGTCTAAAGGTAGAAGAAAGGATTGTAACTGCTGATGAAGACGCAACTTTATATGATAATGCCATAGGAAGCACAAACTTCTCAGCACCTGGTGCAGATAGGTTTAAGATTACACTAACATTAGTTAAAAAATTACTTACAGCACCCAACTCTGCTGACTTTATTGAGTTACTTAGAACTAATACTGGTAAAATTGAGAAGAAAGTAGAACGTAATGACCTAAGTTTTATCAATGATGTTCTTGCAACTAGAACAAAGGAAGAATCTGGTAACTACTATGTTAAAAAATTCAAGGTAGATGCAAAAGAAAACTTAGATGATGGATTTAACGGTGGCGTATATGCTGAAACAGATACGACATCTGGTGGTGTATCTCCTACAGAAGCAAATATTTCATTACAATTATCTTCAGGATGTGCATATGTTCAGGGTTATAGAACTGAAAGATTATCTACAACATACAAAGATGTAGAAAAACCAAGAACATTTACTACAGAGATGAACAAAACACTCACCTCTGATTTTGGTAACTTTGTTCTAATGACTAATTTGAGTAAAGCTCCTGCATTATACTCAACTATTGAGATGAAAGACAATGCAAGTAGTCCTCTCACTATTGGTAAAACAAGAGTTATTAACTTTGCATATGAGTCTGGATCTCAAACAGCTGGTGCTTCTGACTCAGTATACCGTGCAAACATTATTGACACGCAATTCTATACACAGATTACTACATCAGGATCCGCTACAGGTAGTGCAGGAGATTATGTAGTAGGTGCTACCAGTGGTGCTACAGGATACCTTGTAGCGGGTGTATCAGGCACGACAACTTACTTATACAACACTAATGGTACATTTGTATCAGGTGAAGCATTAAAGAAAAATAGTGCATCTGGTTCAACATATGGAACTATAAGTGCGGTTAGAGCATTTGGATTTGGAGATGTAAAAACATATGGGTTTACCAGTGGATCTGCTGATGCAGTATTAGATATTAAGGTAGCATTGCCTGGTTCAGGTCCTATCTTAAGTAATAAGTCAGGTTCTGGTGTGGGTCAGACAGCAACAATTACTGCTACACTGTCTAATTTTGCGTCTCAATTGAGAATAGGAGACGTAGTAGAGTTCTCAAATAGTAATGCAATACACAAAGCAAAGGTAACTGCTGTAACTAATAATTTTGTATTCACGATTTCTACAATTACAAGTGCTTCAATTGCTAATGGAGCGTTGACAAGTCAAGTTATCAGAACTCGTCCAGAATTAAAAGAAGGTGATAAGAAGAAATTATTAACACCTCTTGGTTATGATGCTGTAAAAAATACAAATAATAACAATACTATAAACCCATCAGGACGTTTTAGAACATCTGTTACTGTAGGTAGCATTAGTGGTGGTGCGACATCAGTTAATGCAGGAACTGGTTTAAACTGGGTCAATGGTAATGATAATGATGACTTTATAGTTGTTGTTACTGCGGGTACTGGATCAGGAAATATATTATCTGCAGGAAATGGATTTACAATAAGTGGTGACACATCAGGAACAAACAGTTTATCTCTACAAGGTATGACTGGTGTTACTGATATCATCGCAATCGGAACTGTAACGAGTGCTGATAGATCTGGTAAAGCAAAATCTACAGAAAGAATGAAAGTTCTAGAAATCAATGATTCTCTAGGATCATCAAATGGTTTAAATCAGGTAACTGGTGGATTTGGAACTAGAGTAGAAGATAATTCTATATCTCTTGGATGTGCTGATGTATTTAAAATTAAGGCAATACTTGAGTCAACAGATTCTTCTAGTCCAATCATTCCTAATTTAAGATATACAAATTTAATAGGAACTCTTGCAATAGATGATATAATAACAGGCGACAGTTCTGGATCAAGAGCAAGAATAGTATCGACAACTGGAGATTATATTTACTTTATTCCTGTAGAGGATGATGTATTTACTGACGGTGAAACCATGTCATCACCTACTGCAACATTTAAAATACAGAGTGGTGGTATAGTAAAAGGTTCTACAAATATTACTGATAGTTATGACTTAGATAATGGTCAAAGAGATCAGTTCTATGACTACTCTAGACTTGTAAGAAAGGCAGGATTTACAGCACCTACACATAAAGTACTTGTAATTTTTGATAGATTCTTTACATCTAATGGTATTAATCCATACACTGTAGATTCTTACACAGAATCTGATTATAAAATTATTCCATCATATGATGGTATGGAACTTAGAGATGTTCTTGATTTCCGTCCCATAGTCCCACAAGCATTAGCTGGTAGTGGAACACAGGCATCTCCATATACATTGAGCACTACAAAATACTTTGATTTTAATAACAGAGCATTTACAAATAACGAAGTAGGAATGCCTGGCATCAGTGATACTACTACTTTAAGTTTGCAGTATTACTTACCTCGTGTTGATAAATTATTCCTCAGCAAAGATAGTGTATTCCAAGTTGTAAAAGGTGCACCTAGCAGAAGGCCACAACCTCCAGAGGATTTAGATGATGCAATGCTTCTTGCAACAGTTACATACTTCCCATACGTATTTGACGTAGATAGAGACGTAACTATAACAGAAACAAATTATAAGAGATATACTTTCCGTGATATTCAGTATCTAGAAGACAGAATCAAAACACTTGAATACTATACACAGTTATCACTACTTGAGAGTGACACTGCAAACATGCAGATTAGAGACACTAGTGGTTTAGATAGATTTAAGAATGGTTTTATTGTCGACAATTTTGCAAGTCTTTCTACTGCTGACACATTACATCCTGATTATAGAGTATCCACTGATTTTGAGAGAGGTCAGCTCAGACCAGCTCACTACACCACACAGGTTCCTTTACAATACAGCACATCGTCACAAAATGTACAACAAACAGATGATATAGTAACACTACCATACTCATCTACTGTATTGATTGACCAACCATATGCTTCAGCTGTGGAAAACGTCAACCCATTTAACGTATTTACATACACAGGTGATATCGAATTATATCCAGAATCTGATAACTGGGTAGATACTAAATCATTATCTGCTATCCAAGGTCCTGTTGTTGAAGGTAACTTCATGACTACAGTAAGAGAGTATAATGCAGACCAGAATGGTTTCTCTCCTATACATTGGAACTCATGGAAGACTACATGGACTGGAACAAATACAGAAAGATCTGTAGGTGCATGGAGAGGACACGGTAGAAGTAAGGGAAGACATGGTGAAAGACAAACAAGAACTGTCAATACTAAAGTTACTACAACTACAAGACAGGCAAGAACTGGTGTTAGGTACAGAGTAACTCCTGTTATTGAACAGCAGTCACTAGGTAACAAGGTTGTTTCTGTAGAGCATATTCAGTTTATGCGTTCTAGAAACATTGAGTTTAACTGTCAGAAACTAAAACCAAGAACTAAATTCTTTGCATTCTTTGATGGTATCAATATTCCTACTAAATTAATTACACCAAAGGTTGTTGGTGTTATTAAAGACCCATCTACTGATGGACAAACTAACAACATTCCATTCCAAATAGGTGAGACAGTTTATGTTAAAAAAGGAAACGGTAAATTCAGATTTAAGGCAAGAGTATCAGCTCCTAACGAGGGTTTTGCAATCAATCCTCTTGATGGCACTGACATAAGCACAACAAGTGACTATACATCTAACTTGACCTTTATTAATATTGATACTAAGACACTTGCAGATCAAGTTAAAGGTAATTACTATGGTTCACCTAAAATTAACGATTACTTAATAGGTGAAACTAGTGGTGCTATTGCAAAAGTATCCAGTAAAGATCTAGTTACAGATAAGAAAGGTAATGTTAGAGGTTCATTCTTTATAGATGCACCAAACGTTGCGGGTAATCTTAAATTTAAGACTGGAACAAAACTATTCAGACTTAGTGATTCTCTTGTTAATAGTAAGGTTGTTGGAGTATCAGACTCTAGTGGTGAGGCAGAATTTACATCATCTGGTATTTTACAAACTACACAAGAAACTATTATATCTGTAAGAAATGCAAGAGTTACATCAGAAGATCAGTTTGACTCAAGAACTTTAGTCAGTGTATCGGAAACATCTGCAGAAGAAACAAGATATGTTGATCCACTTGCACAAACATTCTTGATTGAAGATTCAGAACTTGAGGGTGGTGTATTCTTAACTAAAATTGACTTATACTTCTTTACAAAAGATGAGGAGATTCCTGTTGCATTAGATATTAGAACTGTAGAAAATGGTACTCCAACACAAACAGTATTACCATTCTCTAAGGTAGTTAAGCAAGCAGAAGATGTATTTACATCTGCAGATGCTTCTAAACCAACTACGTTTACATTCAAAGCACCTGTATTCATACCATACAGAACTGAGCATGCGATGGTTTTAACTTCTGACTCTAATCAGTATAAAGTTTATATCTCACTTCTCGGTAGAGATGCTATTGATGCAGCACATGTTGGAGAGAAAATTTCTGAGCAACCATATATCGGTGTTCTATTCAAGTCACAGAACGCATCTACATGGACACCTTCACAATATGAAGATTTGATGTTTAAGATTTACAGAGCAGAATTTACTCTACCAACAGTAGCATCACCTTCTAGACTGTTACTAGAGAATGGTGAGTTAGGAGAAAGTAATGGTGGATCATTAAATCTATTTACTAATCCGCTTCAGACAACAGTGGGTAGTGATTTAATTAGAGTATTCCACAGTAATCATGGTATGCAGTCAACACTTAACTACGTAACAATCAGTGGTGTAACATCTGAGATAGCAGATAGTTCTATTGCTTCTGCCAACTTAGCTGCTGATGGATCTTCTGTAGTGCTTACTGATCCAGATCTATTCCATCAATTCATAGGTGGTAGTGCATCTGGTGATGCTATCAGCAATACAAATCCTGGCTACATCAAGATTCTTGGTACAGAAGAAGATGGTAGTGGTGATGAAATTATTGCGTATAGTGCTATTGATACTGGTACAAATACAATTACATTTGCTACAAATGGTAGAAACCATAATGGAATATCTGGATCTGCAACTGGTAAGGCACATGCTATCGGTGCAATTGTTCAATGCTATAACCTAGCAGGAATACCATTGACAAAGATTAATAAAACACATAGTAGTGGTATTGCATCTATCAATAGTCCTCATAGTTACACTTTACAAATAAGTGGCGAGAATGCTACAAGTAGCATATCATGTGGTGGTACAAATGTAACCGCATCACAGAATATTCCATGGGATGTTCTCACACCACAGGTACAAGCACAGATAGAACCTAAAACTAGCATGGTTGCTAGAGTGCAGGGAACAAGTGGCACATCTTGCGGTCCTTTCCCATCTGGAGTTACAGCAGAAACATCATTCGTTAAAGACATTGGTTTCCAAGAAGTAACTATTGGTGATGAAAATTATTTTGCAGATACTAAGATAGTTGCAAACCAAATTAATGAAATTAACAGAATGAATAGTGTTAAGTCACTTACTCTTGAGTTGAACTTGAGTTCAGAAGTTACACACCTATCTCCTGTAGTAGACCTCACTAGATGTGATATGATTACTACACAAAATATAATTAACAATATTGAACCTACATCTGGTATTGGTGGAGAGACAGCGGGTAACTATATTACTAAGGTCGCTAGATTAGAGAAGAGTGCTACTGGACTTAAGGTTATGCTTGCAGCAAACACATGGACACAATCTAAGATTGTAGTCATGTATAAGTTAATCCCTGTTGGTTATGTTGATAGTTTAGATGATTTACCATTTGAGTTCTTTAACGCTACAGGAAGACCAGATAGCGGTGAGTTGGTTCCACAAAACGATTTGACTACATTTACAGATTATGAATATACTATAGAGGATGTAAATGAGTTTGATGGGTTCCAAATCAAGATCAGTCTATTGAGTTACAGACAACCATATATACCTAGAGTTAGAGATTTCAGAGGAATCGCTTTAGCATAATGGAAGAGATTGAACTAATCCCTGTTGAGGGTTACACCACCCTTGGCAGGGATCCTGCGTCTAACGCAATACTCAACACTGATACTACACAATATGAAGCTTATATAAAAGCAAGGAATGAGGCACGTAAGAAAACAAAAGAAATAACAGACCTTAAAGATGAGGTTGCAGAATTGAAGAGACTTGTAAACGACTTAGTTCAGAAGAAGGATAAATAAAGTTAAGCTAAATATTATATGGAATTCTTAGAGAATGGCAAGTGCTGTATCCAATCTACTAATATATCAAGGTTCTGACTTTATCATCGACTTTACAGTTGAGAACGATAATGGCACAGAATTTAATCTGACTGGATATTCAGCAGCATGTTTGATTAAGAAGCATTATACAAGTAGCACATCGACTACTGTAACTGCTGCAGTTTTATCTCCCGCTACAAGTGGAAGAATACAACTATCTCTAAACAATTCACAAACCGCTGCTATGAAAAGTGGTCGGTATGTATATGACGTCGTAATAACTTCTAGCACAGGACTTAAATCCAGAGTCTTAGAAGGTTCAGTAAGCGTACTTGAGGGGGTAACACTTTAAATGGCAAGACTAAGATTCGGAGACCAATCAGTCCCAAGAGTCACTCGTGTAGCAACAGGTGGTGGCGGTGGAACGATTGGAGGAATGTCAGACGTAGATTTGACAGACACATCACAAGGAGGACTAGCAGAAGGTTCTGTGCTTGTGTATGACTCAGCAGCAACAAGATTTGTTGCAACAAATGTATTAAATAACATCACAGTTAATGGGGGTAGCTTCTAATGGCATCCAATATTCTAATTAAAAGGAGTACTGGTTCAACCGCACCTGGTAGTATTACGTTTGGTGAACTCGCCATTACGACAGGAGCAAACGGTACTCAGGCAAACGCAGGAGACAGACTATTTGTTGGAGACAACAATGGTGCTGCACAGATTGTAGGTGGTAGATACTTTATGGACATGCTAGATCATGTTCATGGAACATTGACCGCTAGTTCATCTGTACTAGTCGATAGTAATAAAAAAATTGACGACTGGTTAGTTGATGATGTTCAGATCAATAGCAATTTCATTACAACTAGCACAACTGATACTGACCTTATCTTCCGTGCAAATGGCACAGGTAAGTTGGTAATTGAAGATGGTCAGGAACTAGAGTTTGGAACTACAGGAGATGTAGAACTCTCATATAATGATTCAGATGCAGTTTTAGATGTCAAGCGAGTAGCAGGAACCCCCGACTTACGTGTTGCTGATGACATGAAACTAATCTTTGGTAACAACAAAGATGCTTCTATTGTCTACGATGAGACAACAAGTGACAAATTATTAATAGATGGTGCTGATATTCAAATCGGAACCACATCGACCAGTAAAGTAACCTTTGCAAACACTACAGATGCTTCTAACGTTGCTACTGCAGCGGTTGCAATTGCAGGAGGTCTTGGTGTAGCAGCAACAGCGTATATAAAAGATCTTAATGTAGATGATAACACCACTATTGGTACAGCGTCTGGAGACTCCCTTACAGTTAATGCAACAACTGTTTTCCAGAATCAAGTTACTTTTAATGGAACTACAAACATCTCTGGTAATACATCTCAGACTGGTAAGATTGAGATTGATAATCTTAAGTTAGATGGTAACACACTATCTACTATCAACTCAGTTCAAGAATTAATCCTTGACCCTGATCCTACAACTGATGCGGGTGGTCTTGTTATTATCAAAGGTGACCTACAAATTGATGGAACTACAACTACAGTGAACTCTGCTTCAATGTCAGTTAATGATCCTACAATTGAATTAGGAGATCCAACAACTCCTGTTACACTGACTGCAGAAGCAGCTGGTGGTCAGGCAGTAGTAGTTGTAGATGCTATAGATCAACTACAAGTTGGTGACGCAGTTACATCATCAGTAGCTGGTATTCCTAACAGTACAGTCATTAACTCTATTAATACTGGAACTAAGGCAGTTACTTTAAGTAATAACTTATCTCAAACAATGGCAGTTGGTTCTGTTCTTGTTACAGTAAGTGGTGCTGACGATCAATTAGATCGTGGTGTTAAGATCCACTATAATGCTTCTGGAACTAATCAGTTTGGTTTCTTCGGTTATGACCGCACAGGTGGTGCCGATGGAGCTGGTGCATGGACATTTATTGAAAATGCAACAGATACTAACACTGTATTTGGTGTTACAGGTAACCGTGGTACAGTCGTATTGGGTGATTTAGAACTAGATACAGACTTAGAGGTGCAGTACGGTGGAACTGGTGCTAGTACATTTACCACAAATGGTATCATTTATGGTAACACAGCTGGTGCTTTGCAAGTTACTGCAGCAGCAAACATGGGAAGTCCTGGCACAGGTGCTGATGTTAATGAATCATTTCAAGTGCTTACAGTAACTGCTGCGGGTGTACCTGTATGGACAAACACAATCGACGGTGGAACTTTTTAAAACATGAACGCACAAATTGTTATTTCTACATTACAAAAGAAAATTTCTGAATTGACACTGATAAACGTAATGATGGAGGCACAAATCTCCGATTTACAAAGTCAGTTAAATAGTATAAACAATGACCAACAATCTGAGAATGCTTTAGATGGCAACGAGAATCAAGCTAAAGAGATCGACAACAGCAGCGACAGTCCCGACAACTTCTAATTTAGAAGACGGTGAAGTAGCGGTAAATATAGCTGACCGAAAAATCTATGTTAGGAATGGAGCTAGCGTAGTAGAGGTTGCTAACCAAGTACCTTCTACTGGTACAATTTCTTCGTCCATGCTTGCCACCGACATTACAAATGGTCCTGGTCAGACCTATTATGTCGCAACAACTGGTTCTAACGTTACTACACTCGGCAGTGGTGGTGCGAATGGTAAACATCAAGATACACCATTTCTAACGATTGAGAAGGCACTGAGCGTAGCTACATCAGGAGATACAGTTCTTATTGGTGCAGGAGTTTTCCAAGAAACATTTCCTCTTACAGTTCCTGATGGAGTAACAGTTAAAGGTACAAATTTAAGATCTACTCAAATAACTCCTACCTCTGGAACAAACGATCTTAACGCATTTATTCTTAGTGGCGATGTTCATATTTCAGACTTAACAGTCAAAGATTTTTTCTATAACAGTAGTAACGACACAGGATATGGTTTTGTTTGTGCTAGTTCATTAGATTCAGATAGAAGTCCATACCTTGAAAGAGTAACAGTTTTAACAAAGGGTAGTGTAACATCTGGATCAGATCCTTATGGATTTGCTCAAGGTGATGCGGGTAGAGGTGCAAAATTAGATGGAGCACTATTTGCATCAGCTGGTTTAGAAGCTGCTATCCTCTTTAATGAGGTAACATTCATTGTACCAAACTCAGTTGGTCTTTATCTAACCAATGGTGTTCGTGTTGAGTGGTTAAATTCTTTCATATACTTTGCTAATGAAGGTATCAAAGGAGTTCAAGGAACAACAGGTCGTTCTGGTACTGGTCAAACAAGATTAAAATTATCTGGTGTATCTGGAACATTCTCTAGTTCAGAGATAATTTACCAGTTAGAGGATAGTTTCAAATCTGGAACATATGCTAGAAGTGGCACAACTGTTACAGTGACTAGAAATGACCATGGTATGTCTAATGGTGATGTAGTTTATTCTGACTTTATTAGCGGTAGTGGCACAGATAATTATTATACTATTGCAAACGTAGCTACTAATACATTTGAACTAACAGACTCAGCATCTGGAACCACATCTGGTAACGTTACTTACAAAAAAGCAACTGCCTACGGAACAGTTACAACAAACGATGGAACATATATTCTTATTAACGGTAAGGGAACTGGAGAGTTTGTTACTGGTGTCCCAATAGCAAAGACTGGAGTTGTTGGTGGAGACGCAAAATTAGATACAGCACAAAAGAAATTTGGCACAGCATCACTAGAATTAGACGGAACAACTGATAATTTAACATATCCAACAAGTCCTGATTTTGGATTTGGAACTACAAACTGGGCAGCTGAATGTTTTATAAGACCAACTTCAGTAACTGGCACACAATACATATTTGATTTTAGAACTGGATCTGCTACAGATACAGCACCTACTGTATACTTAAATGGCACTGCTTTACATTTTGGTGTAGGAAATACATCTCAAGCAACTGGTGGAACTTTATCAACTGGCACATGGTA